CCGCCGGCGCTCGCGGTTTCTTGGCAGACTCGCGCGGCACTCACGAGTTATCCGCGCCGCCGCGGGAAATCATGAAACCGCGGCGCATCCCCTCGATTAGTTGGCTCGCGTGGCTTTATCAATCATGTTCTGATTCAGTTTCCCATACATGATCGACCCCCCTGCTAGTTCACTGAACCATATTGAGGGGTCTCCGTGGAAGGTCGTGATGCGGTGACCAGTGGCGGGATCTACTTTCGTCCGCGCGACCAGCGGTTGGCCGTGGGTGCCTGGCGCGCAACTGGCCTCGATCGCATCGTTGATGATTGCTTGCTCAATTATTCCCAGAGCCGCGTCGTCACCAATCAGAGCGAGGTTCGAGTCCTTGTAGGCCTTGGAGTGCTGCTTCAACTCAGTCAGCAGGCGGATCCGGAAATCGCGCACACTCTCATTCTGAACCGAGTGCGGCGCATGCTTGCCCCAGGCTTGAAACGCCGAGTCGCAGCGCACCTGCGCATCGACGAAGCCGCGCCTATCCTCCGCTGAATCTGCTCTTGCCTTGGCAGCAACGGCAGCGGCAGCATCAGCGGCCTCGCGTTCAGCGCGTTCCGCCGCATCAGCGCGGGCCTTAGCGTCCTTCTTGCTCTCGGCCTCCATCGCGTCCATGCGATCTGAGATGCCTTTGCAAAGGCCTTTGACGGCCTCGAGCATCTCGTCGATTCCGGTTTTCTCTGCCATCTTCGTGTCTCCTGTAAGTTGGGCACCTGCCGCCATTAGGTGTGTCATACCAGACCCAGCGCCGGCGCAAAATGAGCTGTCGTGTCTCAGGTATCCGTGCTGACGAAGCCACTCCAGATGTCGTTTCACCGTGATGGGCGAGAGCTGACCGTCGCACTGCCGGCGGATCTCTTCGATTGTCAACCAGGGCTCGGCCTGTGTGCGCGCCGTATGCATCTCCAAAATGGCCTTGCGCCAGGCCATCGCCAGCTCTTGCGCTTTGCGGTTCAATGCTGCCCCTCCATCGTGAGCAGACATCCCAACACGAACGCATTGGTCAGCTCGGCGGCGATGTCTTTCACACCCGTCCGAAATCCCAGAATTTGCGATGTCAGATGGTTGACCGTGACCGAGCGGTGCGTGAGCTGGCGCGTGTAGGCCTGGCGGCCGAGCTTCACGAACTGACCGCTGTTCACGGGCGGGCGGATCATGTCGGCTCGTTCATCCAGCGTTGGTGGCCCCAAGCGATCGGTCTCGACGGCGATCAGATCGAAGTCAGGCTGCTGCGCAAGATTTCGCTGCCAATATTCCATGACAGGCGGCGTGAGCGCGTCGAATAAGGCGCCCTCCTCGAGATGAACATTCATCCCCGCGCCCACGATGCGCCACTCGGCGCGCAGCTGTCGGCCACGTTCGAATATCTTCGCGAACCACTCTACCGACACCGCGTCTTCCGTCTCGACCAGGTCGTAGTCGAGGACGCGTAGCCGCTCGTGCGGTTCGTAGTATTGGCAGTACGACCACCAGATCAGACCAACCGCGCTTCCTGGCCGATCGCACGCAGCGACCGTTGCGAAGAGCTGCATGGGCCGCAGGTTCTGCGCTTCGGAAGAATCCACAGGCTCGCCATCGAGCAAGAGCGCCTTGTGCGAGAAGAATGTACCGCTCGGCTGATTACGGATCAGGTTGACCAGTGCGTAGCGCGTCGCATCGATCAAGTGATTGCTCTTGTCAAGTGGTTCGGGCAGCGGCAGGCCTGAGAGCCGATCGACCTTGAAACTGTAGCTGCGGCACTCATCGAGGAAGTACTTACAGCGTGGATTGACCACGATCTTGGCGAAACTCCGTAGGTACGCGATGCCATCATCGACTGAGCCTGCCCATTTCGCGGCGCTGCGCGCATTCGGAATGCCATGGCGTGCAAGGAAGCTAGTGCTCTCAGGTCTCGCAGCATCCGCATGTACCACGTGGCGACCGATGCCAGGGATTGAGGCCTCAAGCGCTTTGGGCAGCGCATCGATGTCCATATTGAGTGCCCAGAATTCAGCATCGACATACAGGACGCGCGCCTCATCGTCCACGTAGAGACGCACGCCCGCTGAGGGGTCACGACTGAAGCCGTAGTCCAAGCCGTGATGCGGTCCGCTCCACTCGGCGCGCACCTCGAACTCCTCGGCGACGAACTTGCCGCGCAGGATGATTGCATCGCTGACCTGTCGGCACTTGCCGAGCCAGACGTGCTGGTATGAATCGTCATCGACCGACTCAAGATAGGCGCGCTCGCGCTCAAGCTCCGCCGGAAACCACGGATTGTCGGCAAACGTCACGTGCTCGTACCGGCAATCGGGCGGCCGCGCAGCAATGAACCGCTTGTACACGGGATCCTCAGGACTGTCGGGGTTCAAGCTGAGCCAGATCTCACTGCCAGTGGCGCGGATGGTGGGAATCAGGATCTCAAGGCTGCGGTCGCTGATACCTTCGGCCTCCTCGACGTAGGCCAGCCCGATGTCCTCGATCGACTTGAGCTTGCGCGGATCATCCTTCAGGCCGGCGTAGATGACCTCACTTCCGTTCACGCAGCTGATCGAGTGCTCGGCCAGGTCAAACCATGGAGTCAGGCCTAAGGCCTCGATCCGGCTGCACAGCAGCTGATGGACAGATTCGCGCAAACTTCGCTGCACTTCGCGGCAGGCAAGGATGCGCGTCTTGCGCGTGAGCGCGCGCAGCACCAGCGCTGTCGCAAAACTGTAGGAACGGCCAGAGCCGCGGCCGCCGCTTCCCACCCGATAGCGACTTGGCACGTGCGGGTGCAGCAGCGCGAACAGCTTCGGCGCCAGGAGCACCAGGCGCGCGCCGACGATGTTCACCGGACAGGGGGGCGTGATCGCCAGCAGCGCGATGTGCTCGGGCAGCTGCGCGCGGATGTTGCGCAACCGCTGCGCGAAGGCCGAATCGGGCTCGCTCAGGCCGCGCCAGACGATGGTGGGCGTACTGTGGGCGGCATGCTGCTGATCCAAAACCGCGCGGGCGGCCGCCACGGTGCGCGCCAAGGATGTGCCGAGCGTCATGCTGCACCTCGCACCAGCAACGTCGGCGTGGCGTAGGCTACTGAGGCGGGAGGATCACCATGTCTATCTTCAATCGCCTCGGGCCAAGCGCTGAGGACACGGGCATGTTCATCGGCGGATCCGTGGCCGCCTATTGCGTCTGGGAGCACATCCAGCGCAACGCCCCGATGAGCTACGTCATCGTTGGCGGCCTCGTCGCCTGGGGCTTGTGGGGTGCCTACTCCAAGATTTTGATGCTGAAATTCCACCGCGATCGGTTCGAGAAGGCGCTGCGCGCAGCCGGCATCGATCCGAGTCGGGTGTAGTGTCGCGGCAGCCCCAAGCTGGATCTGCACTAGGCGCTGTCCACACAGCAACGCGTTGTCAGGAGATCCCTCGCCTGACGCAATAGGGAGCGTTATGGGCAGCGCATTCTCCGGCCGCAGTATCGGTGCGTCGGAAGTGGTGATCGTGGCGCCTTCGAGGCGCGGCTCCGCGGCTAGGCGGTCAGCAGATCGATCAGCTGAAGGAGAAAGCCAAGGACGATGGTTCCGATCGCAACGCGGAAGCCCCACGCCCTGACCAGGTAGCGACGGCGGTTCTCCGGCTTCGGATTGTTGACGAAGTTGATCTGCTCCGAGCCCTCTCTCGTGTATGTGCGTACTGTTGGCGGACACCAGATCAGCAGCAGCGCCCCCGCCATGTTCAGCACCAGTCCCGCGATGCCCCAGTGGTGGCTCATGCGCTGAGCGCCTGGCGGTTGTTTTCTTCCGCCGCAGCGAGCACGCGCTGCACGGTGCTGACGCCGCACTCGAGCGTGCGCGCGATCTTGAGCTTGCCCATACCCTTTTCGCGCAGCTCGCGGATGCGCTCCTCGGTGCGAGAGCTGACCGGCCTACGGCCCAGGATCTTGCCCTTTGACTTGGCACGAGCCAATCCGGAGTGAATGCGCTCGCGGATGATCTCGCGCTCAAGCTCGGCGAACACTGAGCACATGCCGAGCATGGCGCGTCCGGTCGGTGTCTCGCTGTCGATGCCCTGCTTGAGCAGGAACAGGCCCACACCGGCGCCCCGCAGGTCCTCGACGAATTGCGCCAGGTGCAGCACCGAGCGGCCCAGGCGATCAACCGACCAGGCCGCGACGATATCGAACTTGCCGGCGACCGCGTCTTTGCACATACGGTCGAAGGCTGGTCGCCGATCGCGGCCCTTGGCGCCCGACACGCCGTTGTCCGAGTACAGATCGATGACGGTCCATCCACGCTGTTCAGCAGCTGCAGCAAGCTCTCGGCGCTGATTTTCGACGGTCTGCGAGCCAGTGCTGACTCGAAGGTAGAACGCAACCCGTTTGCCCTTGCCCATGTCGAGATCCTCTGCCGTGAATTCCTGCATGGACGATACCTCCCGCCTATACGGTATTCAACTGTATTCGTATGCGCCAGTATGGCTTTCATAAGCCTCTGAATGCATAGACTCCGGGTGCAGCCATTTCGATATGGTTTTCCGTATAGGCTCACGACTGGCCCTCGATGTTGATAGGTGACGGTGTCGCCGGATCGGCGGGCGGAATTTCCGGCGAGACGGGCAGCAGCTCGAAGGTGCGATCGGTATTGAGCTTCAGCAATTCAGCGCGAATGGCTCCCGCGAGCTGCAGCTCCTCCTCGATTCGAGCCAGATTGGCGGCCTCGCGCAGCACGTAGACCATGCGTGTGCCGTTCTCTGTCGCCAGATCGCCGCTGCGCATCAGCGCATAGAGGCGGTTCATCTCGTGCCGGTACGCCCGGACGCCTTCCAAATCCTCGATGCGCACAGGCGGCAGCAGCTCGGCGCGCAACGGGCGCTCGCCCCCCGCGCGCTGCAATCGCGCGGCCGCGCGGTGCTTGGCCAGCTTTCTCCTCTGTGCTCCCGAGAGTTTCGGCTTGGGCATTAATGCCGACTCCGGGGAGGCGCGTGCACACCATGGGGATGGCGCCCACTGCGCCCGGGCGATGAGGGGCGATGCGCCCGGGTGCATGCGGGGCAGCAATCAGGCTGCCGAGTCATGGCCGTCCCCATTCATCAGGAATCGATAGATCTCCTTTTGGCGCACTCGTAGCTCGCCTACGAGATCGGCGGGCAGTTCCCCATTACCCTGGCGGATCCTGATCCCACTTCCATCGGTGGTCACGGAAGCGCCGGCCGTGCGCACCCGATCGAGCAGTGCTTGCACACTCCCATCAGCAGCACTGGGACCGTCATCAGCGCGGACTGTGGAACTGCCATTCGGGCCTGTACCTGATGGCAGATTCTTAGACGTGTCCGGTGGGCGGACGGAGTTGGGGGTCGAAATGGGCCTTATTCGGTCCGATGGTCGGACGGAGTCGGGCTGTTTTGGGGTCAACTCCGTCCGATGGTGAGGACTCTCT